GGGAGAACGGGTGAGCGACGCCGATGGTCCGATCAAGGGACGAAATATCGCCGTGGTCGATAAGAGCAAGGACGGTGTCCAGATCGGAATAGTTATCGGTCAAGGTGCGGCCCACGCCCTCGAGGTAACCATCCCAATGGCAATAAATGCCAGTCACGGTGCCGTCAAATTCCTGGAAGCCGATAGCGGAACGAGTAGCCATTTTCATTTACCTCAGTTGGAAGATTGTTTCTGGAAGGATTCACAAACGCGGACTAGGTATTCACCGGCATGGTCGATAAGCAAAGCTTGCGTCAGAATGCCTTGTACGCCGGGCGGCTCTATTTTGCTCCGCCAACATATTCTGCGGTTGATTTCTTCGCAAACACATATCAAGGTATAACCATCGACGGTCGGATACTTGACGAGGAATTGAGCCACTTTGGACATTGCGTGTTCCTATGTTAGGCGTAGGCTGCGAAGCGAAGGCCACCAACATCCATGGCGATGGCGTAGAAGTCAAAGCCAGTCGCAAGTTCGACCGCCATTTGAGCATCCTCGTAGGAGTCGGCATAAGCAACAACCTCAGCGAGGTCAACGGAACCGTAGATATAGCCGTAAACGGTGAAGGTACCCATATTGTGAAGCTCCTGTTAGCGAAGGGAAACGTAGGGAATCTGGTAATCGTCGGTCTGGGTGGTGGTTGTCTCGGTGTTCACTTGCCGAACTCCTCGATCATACGCTTGGCAACGTAGGCCGAACCCATTCGAACGCCGACACAGAACGACACGAACGCGACAATGAGGAGAACGGCGGTGAAGGTTGCATATTCCATATTGCTAAGCTCCTGTTAGCGGTTGTCGAGGACGGCGACGATGGCAAAAGCCACCAGCATGACCGTAGCCAGTGCGATGAAGGGGGAGAAGATTAGGGCGGTGTCTGCTATTGTCATGCTCAAGGTCTCTCTTGTCTCTCAACTCATCTTATATTCTTATATTACCAGAGATCCACCCTATTGTCAATGGTACCCCCCTATAAAAAACTCTAGCAAAATCAACAACTTAGCAAAGGGATGCCACTAAGCCATTGAAATCACTAGAGAAAATAATTTCAGAAAAACGAATTATTTTTGTAATAAATTATGCAACAATTTCTGACGTCTCCTCGTAGGCATAAGCGACCTTCAAGCCAAGCTGGTTGAGAAGGTGATCCTGAACCGTCAGGCGGATTTCGGCGTCACTTACCGCTTGCCCAGCGAATAGGTTGTTATTGGTAAACCAGGCATAATGAAGACCATTCTCCTTGATAATCTTCACGGGAACGAAAGGCTTATCATCATCTGAAAAATCCATGATATCGTCCGAGGATACCGTACCTAGTGAAACGACATCATCATCCTTATCCAGGAACTTGCGACAGAACCATCGTGCTGCAAAGTAGCCGAAGGCTGACGAGCTAAACCAGATGAAGATTGAAAGAGCGAGATCCAGGGCCGCAGGGTAATTCATTATTGGGCATCCACGAGTTGGGTTGTAAACTGCTGAAGGTTTTCGTAGGTATTGAGGAACACATTCGGTCCTTTGATAGCGGTCACACCTTCATCGGCATCGAAGATGAAAATGAAATCAATCTCGGGATGCTGATTGACAAGCCACTGAAGGTAGCGAACACGACCAGGGTTATCATTCGCGCTTGCGCGTGTCTCGGGTCCGTAGTTGTCTGTGCCGTGAAAGAGATTAGACACAGACGCAGCGGGATCCGCAATCATAAAATCAAAGCCGAGACAGATCAACTGGTCAAAGTCCAACTTGATAGCCTCGCGCATTGCGTTCATGCCAGCATTGCTACGGGGGCGGCCCTGATTGCATGAAGCGGGTTCCCACCGCTCATCAATCGGAGGAAAGATCACGCGCTTGGACGGAAAGTCCGAAGCTTCAATCTCGCGCATGATACCTTCATCAATAGCCACCAGATAATCGGGCAACTCATAGTCAGGATAATACTGACGATAAAGAGCATTGCAACCAAACACGGTACCGAAAGGCTTCAAGCGAAGCAAATCAAAACCAGTGCGAGACGTACCGTTACCAATAACAAATGCTGTGTTCATTGTACCTTACCAGTTAGCAGTTAGATTAGGGAATGCTTCCTTGACTGCATCGACCTTGACCTTCAATTGCTTATTCTTCATACGCAAGAGAAGCTTGGCATCACGAGGATCAATTGTCTCGAGGATCTGAATGAAAAGAACCTCACGGCGAACCTGATTGACATTCAAACCTTCAGGCGATGCAATGAAATATTCAAGCTTGTTGATCTCATTATAGAAGCGCCCTTCCTGATCGGTAGACTCCTCGAGAGCCTTGTACGGAGGATCCGTTTCAGGAAGCAACCACTTCACACCAGGATCCATACCATAACCAAGTACGATCTTGAGTTCCTTGCAACTGTACTTTCTCAAAAACTCGACCTGTTTAGCCTTCGTCTTTTGAAGTTCAATCTTTGCGATAATCCCAGCTAACGGCGGGCGCTTATTCATCCACGGATCCTCCTGTATAGTCAACTCGATAAATGAATTTTCGCTTTTGATCGTCGGTCCAAGTTTCGAGGTAACCGTTTCTTTCGTTGAAAATTTTGAGATACTGTTCATCAGTAATTTCTTGATGGGAGAAAATAGTTTCACCTAGCCACTCCTGACTCATTTCTTCTGTTGCTTCACCCAGTGTGAGCGCATCCAAGGCATGCTGTGGATCGTCTTCGACTTCCATCACATACGTCATGCGGTACTGAGAGATTGCTTCGACCAACACCAACTTCTTAACCATTAGATATCACCTTCCTTACGATTTTCAGAATAGAAGGCATCAAATGTGCCACCAGGATATCTAGCCTGAAGCTTCTCCACATTCAATGCAATTACCTTATTCGGATCAATCTGCAACGCATTACACGCATTGACCCAATACCAAATTACGTCACCGAGTTCGCACATTAGATGATAACGAGTTTCTTCGTTGTATGGCTTACCCTGAAACAAAACCTTCTTGAGGATTTCTTGGGCCTCGCCAGCTTCACTAGTCAAGCCAATCATCGCAGTCAGAAGCAATGGCACATTGATGACTGTATCCTTATCATAATGTATTTCACGCACTCTGTCAAGAAAATCCGCAGCAACGCGGCTTTCCTTACTCGTCACAGCCATAACAAATTCGGCATACTTCGCCATATCAATGCAAGGCCAATCTTGAAATGCTTTCATTCTTAAAGTTCTCCAGTTGGTATTTCAATCTTTATATATGAATTTTCATCGTCTCGGTTGATTGTAGGAATAGGCACCCACTCAGATGACCCTTGGCGCTTGTATTGAATTTCATGGCGCACCACAGTCCAGTATTTTTCTGGATTAGGAACGCGAAAACTATCGTGCGCAACCCAGCCATAAAAATTGACTGCACGAATATCAATGATGGAATTATCCAGCTTTGTTTTTAGCTGCCGGATTTCTTTTTCCATCGAAGTGATATCACGCTCTAACCGATCCGTCATCAAAATTCTCCAATAGCCTCTGTCAATGTACGCAAACGGTTCTGAATGAAGTAGTTGAGGATCTTACTGCGAGGCTGCCGCTCATATGAACGAAAAGCCTCGACGCATTGCGTCTGCAATTCCTGAGGCACCTCATCAAGGTCGACCAGCTTCTTATTGCGATAATAGTTCCGAAGCATTTCACCAGTGCAATATGCTTCGGGCTGTAGCGTAGTCCACTCCTCAAGCTTCTTCTTGGGCAGCGGCTTCTGTCTACCACCAGACACGAAAGTGTCATCGACGGATAGGAAGTTTGGCACACCATCGCCACTATCGCCTTGCAGAATGTGGTATTGCTTGAACCGCTCAGGGTTATCAATAGCAATATGCTTCTTCATAATAGGTGAGTACTGCTGGACGTTTGCATACTTCTGAAGCTGCGCAAAGTCTTTATCGCTGGAAAGAATGAGGATCTTTTCAGCGGTAGGCAAGTTCATCGTCTCGCCGTATGCGTGACACAGAGCTGCGATAACATCATCAGCCTCTGCGCGATCAAAGATCAGCACAGGATATGGCATGTTGTCGCGGATTTCGTCACGGATTCTATGGAGGGATTCAAAGATGGTAGCCCAATCATGCCCAGAACTATCACGGTTCTTCTTACGATTAGCCTTGTAGTGAGGGAATACCTGACGACGCCAGTATGACGGACCGTCGCAACAAACGACAATCTCGCCATACTCGGGAAACTTTTGCTTGTACATACGCAAGCTTGAAAGAACCATATGGCGGACCATTGATTCATCAAGCTTCTGGTCATTGTTGGA